CTTTCTCAGTCAACTGTGCAAAAGCAAAAGCTTCTTCGATGGGATCAACATCTTTTCTTTGAAGATTCTCGGTAATCATTGCTTCAAAAGCCTCATCATCTGTCATCTCTCTGACAATGCAGGAAATTGTTTGAAATTGCTCGGACTTTTTCCGGTGGGCCTTGATTTTAGCAACATTCTCTTTATCTTCCTTTTCTTTCAATAATGATACAGCACGGAAACGACGCTCACCACAAACAATCTCATACGAACAAGGAATTGTTGTGACATCACCAGTTTCTAAGTCAGTCACATCTTCAGATTTGGCTACTCTGACAGTGATGGGCTGCAATAAGCCTTGTTTCTCAATGTTACTTGCAAGCTCTTGAAGAGCTGCTTCATCAAAAGTCTTTCTCGGATTCAAAGGAGAAGGACTGATAAGGTCAATTCTAATGTTTTGTACTTCCATAATTTAATTATATTGGTTTGACTTTTAGTTTATTACATCAGTAAAGTTATCGTAAAATGACAAGTTATGCAAACAGATACTTCGCCATTTTAGCGCCATTTTCATTGAGGTTTATTACGTATTTGAATAAATCCTCTTCTTTCAGTTTCCCGAAGAAGTTCCATATCTTCTTCTCGTATTTCAGCAGGAGTTTCACCGTTAACACTTCGATAAGTTCCAATACCGAAACGCTCTCTGATACGAGCAATTTTATCCGGATCTTTAGTAACCCAGTAAATTATAACTTTCATAGTAGCTATATTCTACGGCTCTCGCCACACAGGGGGAGAACATTAAACGTTTTAAAGCGATCCACTAATCTTGGCCCAAAACGTTTCTTAAATTCGGCTATGCCAAGATTCGATGTTATATGATACTTCTTGCCGTATTGCTGAAAAATCTCATACCGGGCATAAAGAAATTCATCAATAACTGAATCGAGGCTGGTACCATACGATTTTTGATTTTCCGTTTCCAGACCGATATCATTCAAGCAGATATTAAAAGGATTTGGCTTAAATCCTTTGGATTGATTCTCATTGTAAGTGTACAAGTCAATATGCCCATGGATTTTATAATAATTCATCATTTGAGTAACAGACAAGTTTTCAAAAGCATTGGGGTTACAAGTAAGTTTCAAATAATCTGCAAAAATCTGCATCAACATTGTTTTCCCGGTGCCAGGTTCACCAACAAGCAAAAGATTCTTATGAACCTTGTAATTCTCTTCCGGAAACACATTTTGAGCATACTGACATCCGTTGAAATAGTACAGAAGAAACTGAATTAGTTTAGAGTTGTTATCATCAACATCAAATTTTCTAAACTCCCGTTCCGTATAATCCGTACCAAGGTTAGAAATTAAATTCCAATGGCTGTAATACTCTTGCGTATCAGTTAAGTCATATTCAGAAACGTTCTGAATACTTTCTTTGTGCCTTTGTATCAGATTCTCTATCTGTTGGAGCGTCAGCTTGCGCTTGCCGGCTTCCTTCTCCATCAAATTTTGAAGCTTGCTTGATAGATTCTTTTCCTCTTCCGTCATGGTCTAATTCATTTTTTCGATTTTCACGTATGCGATCCAGTATCCAAAGGTTTGCTTTGGAATCCCACCGTTCAATTTTCACTCCATTGGCATTTTTCCACCCTATCGAGTCAAAGTGATTAAAGAATATTTCTGCTTGCTCTTGCCAATCATCTAAACGTTCCGGAGCATTTTGCTTTATGAAGTGTTGGATAACCTCATCAAGCGTAGGAGCAATAAATTCTTTTGCGACTCTTTTAGGTTTCTCCGGTTTAGAAGGTGGAAAAAGCTCGCCAGAGCTACTTTCTTTCTTACCCCCTTTAGGGGGTTCTTTCTTTGTCTTTGTCTCTGTCTTATATTCTTCTTTAGGGGGTATGGGGGAGTTTTCTATAAAAGGTGCACCTAAAGGGTACCCTAAAGGTGTCCCTAAAGGATGCCGTAAAGGTGGTATATTCTGCATACCTTTTTGTACACCTTTTATAGAATAGGTTGATTTATTGCCTCTTCCATTGCCTTGTTTACATTCAATAAGACCTGCTTGAACTAATCTATTTCGGGCGGACTTGAATACTTTTACAGACACTCCCACGTCAGATGACACCTTTGTATCACTACGTGTCCAGTTATCCTCCCAGCCTAAACGATTCGCAATTTTTAGCAAGTAAAAATAAAGCCTCGTTTCACAGCAGGAAAATTGCCAGCTTTCGTCAAGTTCCCAAAACCTATTGATAAGTTCAATATAAGTCATATCAATTTATAATAATTCCGTAAGACATTGTTTATATAAGGTTGAGGATCAGCTTTCAGGTAATAGCAAACGCTATTAATGAACTCAATCAACCCATGACAAACGACATATACACTACCATATTTCTCTACCAATGCCTGCCACTCTTTTTGCTCATCAGACTGCGTTCCGGCACGTTTACCTTTTACATGTGGAGTTTTCATCTCTATGCAAAGACTGCTCTTACCACCGCGAGGAAAAAGCAGAATCAAGTCAGCAACACCAGCGATGGCACCTTCATATTTACGCATAGCACCGCTTTTCTTTGTCCTGACGCCGCCGTTTGGTATAGCAAAGAGTAAAGGGCCTACATTGGGAAACGTTTCTCTGAACCAAGTTACACAAATGTGTTGTATCTTAGTTTCAGAATATTTCACCTCCAATTTACGAATATCTTCTTCAGTCATTTTTCTGCTTGTTTTTTGAAATCGTAGCACATTCATTTAGAAGGTCAACGATTTGTTTACACCTGTTCCTGCAACCGACAAAGGATATTATGGTTTCCCATTCAGGACCGAACAACATTTCTTTCTTGTATTCCTGAATATGAGTTTTCTGCCCATTTATAACTAATCTAAATGGCTTCATAATTTATCCCTAAACAAGTCCATTGCAAGATTCACCATATTCTCTTCTACTTGATCGTCCGTACCGGTAACACCATTGGCAATGTTCTTCTTTGTTTGAATCACATCATACATATACTTGTCGATAGTATCCTTACCTAAGAAGTAATAGCAGTTAACGTTGTTCTTCTGACCATTACGATGCGCACGATCTTCTGCCTGTTCGCAATCGCTGAAAGTCCAAGGGAACTCTATAAAAGCAACACGACTGGCAGCCGTCAAAGTAAGCCCGGTACCGCCCGATTTGAAATTCAGAATAATCAGTTTACAATCCGGATTATTTTGAAAAGAGTCAACGGCATATTGCTTTTGGTTCACATTGTCGGAACCAGTTACAGTAACGGCTTTAGGAAATTCCTTTTTCAGTTCTGCTACAACTTCTTTCAAGTAACCGAAAAGTATCAGCTTCTCACCACCGTCGATAACATCATGGACAAATTCACAAACAGCCTTGATTTTACCTCTGGCAGATATCTGTTTTAAAAGCTGCATCTGTACCATGACGGCACCATTCATTGATTTCTGCACTTGTGCGTCCGAAGCATTTTTGTACTTCTTCAAGTATTTTACCATATCAGCCTCAGCAGCCTTATACTCTTTGGTGGTAGTGATATCAACTGTCAAGTATTGACGAGTCTTGTCTGGAAGTTGTGTAAGCACCTTTGACTTCTCACGACGAAAGAAGCAAGTATTCCATAGTCGCCAATTTAGCTCTTTAACGTTGGATGCCTGTTTGGGACCATCACAATATCTTTCAACATACCGGCTATATCCTCCAAAGTCCTCTAATCGACCTAATATTTTTAGCTGTTGTATCAAGTCTGTATTATTGTTGACAACAGGAGTACCAGTCAATGCGAATACATACCGTTTTCCTTTGCAGATACCTTCTACAAACTTTCCTTGCTGTGTCTTACTTGATTTACATTTGTGAGATTCGTCAATGATAACAGACCTGAACAAAGAAACACGCTGATCGAAAGCAATACTTTTCATTGTGAACTTGGATTCCTTATTTACAGACCTCACAAAAAACTTATTCAGTGATTCATAATTCGTAAT